CAATGCAGTCAATACATTGGTTGCAGCAAACCCCAATACATTAGGACAAGACACAACTGCAAGACAAGATGGACCGCCAGATGGCTCGCGTTTATATTTTAATGCATTGTTCAATCAAGTAATGAACAAAAACGAATCAGGCGACCTGTTGCAAGCAGAATTTACAATAAAAGGTGACCCATTTTGGTTAGCAACTAAAACATATGGCTTAAATAGACAAAAATTATATCGTTTAGAATATGTTGACAGCATACCAAACACAGTAAATATAAATAGTTCACCGCCCGGTGTATTAGTAAGAGTTTTTGCTTCTGAACAAAACGACATAGAAACTGGCGTTATAAGTTCAACAGCATCTCGTATAAACAGAACAATAACTGGGCTATACTTTGTTACATCAGTAACACACGATTTTAGCGACGGTGCTTATACACAAACATTGTCTTCATATCGAGAAATTAGAGTCCCTGCAGACGAAATTAACAAGCTAATAGACAGCACATTATAAAGGTAATCATGGCATATCAACGTTCAACAAAAGTTACAAAAAATTTAAAATCAGAACCAATAGGAAGACAGCCTGTATATCACGGGCTATATGTTGGTGTAGTTAAAGAGGTACTCGATAGCAGCGGCTCCGGGCGCTTAAAAGTATGGATTGCAGAAATGGGCACATCTGAAGACGATGCTTCGTCGTGGATAACAGTAAATTATTGCTCTCCATTTTTTGGATCAACGCCTGTAAGTAAAAACGAAGAAAAAGAAACATTTGAAGCAACACAAACAAGTTACGGCATGTGGTTTGTGCCTCCAGACCCAGGCAACCGAGTCCTTGTAGGATTTATTAACGGCTCTAAGTCAACTGGTGTTTGGTTAGGAGTTATGCCTGATTTATACGCAAATAGAATGGTTCCAGCTGTGGCTGCAGGAAAAGCACATACAAATGCAGGAAAAAACGATGTTATACAAACCGATGTTCCGCAAGCAGAATATAATAAAACATTAAGCAACCCTAGACAACAAGCAGTTGAAGCAAAAGATGATAAAACATATTTGCGTCCGTATGCAAAATATCATGCAGAAGGGCTTACAAAGCAAGGATTAATACAAGACACAATCCGCGGCATCGACTATGCTAGTGCCCGTCGTGATGCACAAAGCGAAGTGTATGGAATAAACACACCTGGTCCAAAAATTGACGAAAAAAGCACACGACGCAAAGGCGGTTCGTCGTTTATTATGGACGATAAAGAAGGTCACGAAAAAGTTAGAATACGCACAAGAAGCGGCGCACAAATGCTTTTAGACGAAACTAACGGCATTGTTTACTTCATCAACAGAGATGGCACTGCATGGATAGAAATGGATGCCGAAGGCAATGTTGATGTATTTAGTGCAAAAAATGTAACATTGCGAGCAGAAGAAGATTTTAACATTCGTGCTGACCGAGACATAAACTTTGAAGCAGGCAGAAATGTACATATCAAGGCTGCCAAAAACTACCAAGCAACTGGTGAACACCCAACAGACGAAGACGCCGGTGCAGGCGGCGATATTTACATCGAAGCAAGAAACGATGCTAAGTTATTAGTAAAAAATAATGCATTGCTAACAGTTAATGACGGCAATTTAGACATTAATATTAAAACAGGAAACACAACAATAAACACAAAACAAAGCACTAGTGTTAAATCAGAAGGGGCAATAACATTAGAATCGTTATCTACATTTGACATTAAGTCGTCGTCAACTTATAAGCTTGATGCATCTGAAGTTGGCATTAAAAGCGGAAATATAAACCTCGACACTTCAGGAAATACAAAAGTAACTGGCACAATAGCTTCTGATGGCGAAATGTTTGCTCCAGACTTTAAAGCACCGTCTATTGGCCTAGTTGGACACAAGCATAAATATAATCCGGGTCCTAACCCACTAACAGATACTGCAACGCCAAACTCAGCAGGCGGTTCAGCACCAGCTGTAACTGGCCCTGCAGCATCAGCAGCCAACACAGCACAAGAAGTTCCTAAGAAAGAAACAATAACAAAAACAAATATAAAAAACGAAGACTTGGGGTTACCTGATATAAAGAGTGCAATACAAAAATTAATTGACAATGTTAGAAATAAAGACATAAAGACATTAATACCACGGTGGTTAACACGCGAACCATGCCCAGAAAAAAAGAAGGACTAAAAAGTCCTTCTTTTTGTTTTGCTACTAACAACAATTTAAAGAGTTACGCATTGTTAACGAGCGTTTCAATCTCTTCTAAAACTTCAGCAATGTTGTATGACAAAATGTCGCCCAAGATGTACTTTTTAGTTTTGTAATCGTACAACCCGATTGTGTCGAGTTTTCCTCGGCGATATTCAGTAATAGGGTAAAACCGCTTAATAGACCTGCTAGAAGAATTATAAGCTTCAGCTAGTTCAACTGCTTTATCAAAGCGGGCAACGATTTCTTTTCTTGATAGTGATGTCATTATAAACTCCACGTTAATGGTTTTGTTAATGGAAAGGTCGATGTTGTGCTAACAACGCCACGCTTATCAATGCATGAACGTTGACGCACAAATTTATTTAGCATTTTGAGAGGAACAATGTATGTAAGTTTGGAATTTTCCTGACTTTTCAACTCCGCGCTATAGTTGTTATACTTTGCGATATATTGCTTAAATTGATCGCAATAATTATTAGATGCAAACTCTAGCGACACTGTCACTGGTTGCATACCGGCATCGTTTTCTTTCATTTTTGTGTTTCCTTTAATGTGTGGAATACTAATGTGTTTACACAGCCTACATTATAATACATTTATGTATGAGTTGTCAACTAATTAAAGCGTCTGTTTATAAATGTGATAAATAAGTTAAGATAAGGAATTTCACAATGACTGCAATATATAAAGGGTTTAGTACAAATTCAAATAGCAATGCTTTCACATTAGAAGGCATCGAGCTTGTTAAACAAGATTTGTTAAATCATATTCATACACAAAAAGGCGAAAGAGTGATGATGCCGGCGTTTGGAACAAATATCCAAAGCTACATTATGGAACCCAATGACAGTATTGTTGTTAAAAAGATAGAAGAAGAATTAAAGGATGTTATCAATGCTGACCCAAGGGTTGAATTAGTTAATATGAATATCGATACCCTCGATCACTTAATACAAGTAAGCATTGAATTAATTTTTCAGCCAGGTGACATTGCAGACAACCTCTTTTTGCAGTTCACGCGAGACATCGAGTCAATATCATAAATGCAAGATAAAAATTAAAAGTGAGGATAATCCAATGTATGTAAAAAGTCATACAGATAATATAAAAAAGAAAATTAGAAAAAGCATTTCACAAACTGTGAACATGCTAGCGGAGGTATAATCATGTCACAAAGCATAAGACAATCAAACTTATTTGCTGGCGAAGATTTTACAAAAGCATACCTTGCATTTAAAAATGTAGACTTTCAAGCATACGACTTCGACACGATAAAGTCGGCGTTAGTAGAATATATCAGAACATACTATCCAGAAGATTTTAACGACTATGTAGAAAGTTCCGAATTTATTGCAATCATTGAATTGCTCGCATATTTAGGGACTAGTTTAAGTTTTCGTGTTGACTTAAATAGTCGCGAAAACTTTTTAGATACTGCACAGCGCCGCGAGTCGATAATTAGACTTGCAAGAATGCTGAGCTACCAACCAAAAAGAAACATTGCAACACAAGGTTTGCTTAAAATTTCTGCTGTTAGAACAACAGAACGAGTATTAGATAGTTTAGGGCAAAATCTATCTAATGTTACAATTGCATGGGAAGATCCCAATAATGATGCAGCATACGAACAATTTGTTGCAATTCTTAACTCTGCCTTTTCAAGTAGCAATGTTTTTGGACGACCGTTTAAGAAAGGAAAAGTAAACAACATCGACACACAACTTTACAAGATCAATACAACACCGTCGTCAAACATAGCATACAGTGTGTCTGCATTAAGTAATGGCAAATCGTATCCCGTTGATATTGTAAATGTTGATTTCGACGACGGCATTGCTTTTAAAGAAAGACACCCAGACCCTGCCGAACCATTTCATGTTGTATACAGAAATGACTCTAATGGACTTACAAGTCCAGATACAGGATTTTTTGTTTACTTCAAACAAGGCGAATTAAGTAACGAAGACTTTGTTTATGATCAACCAATTGAAAACCGATTACAAGAATTAGCAAACACAAACATAAACAACCAAGATGTTTATGTACAAAAAGTTGACGAGCTTGGCAATGTATTAGAAAAATGGACACAAGTGCCTGCGTTAACTGGTAATAATATTGCGTACAACGATTTAGATACAGATGTTAAAAAAATATATTCAGTAATTTCGGGGTTAGACGACACTGTTACACTAAAGTTTAGCGACGGTAATTTTGGCGAAGTGCCAAAAGGGCTGTTCCGTGTGTGGACACGACGTAGCGCAAATCAAAAAGTTGTTTTTAAGCCAGAAGAGTTTACAGATAAGACGATTAATATCCCCTACATTGGAAAAGATAATCGCGAATATATATTAACACTTACATTGTCGTTAGAAACGACTGTAGCAAATGGCGAACCGTCAGAAACAACAGAAGATATTCGCAAAAACGCACCGCAAGTATTTTACACACAAAACAGAATGGTCAATCGCGAAGACTACAATACCTTCCCATTGACACGCGGCAACGAAATTGCAAAGCTGAGAACAATAAACAGAACGTATGCTGGACATAGTAGATATATCGATGTCAATGACCCAACAGGAACACACTCTGACTTAATTATTGATGCTGAAGATGGTGCAATTTACAAAGAACTAGACCGAACACGAGATAGCATCGAAATGAATGCTGGTGTAATTAGTGACACTGTAGCAAATTTTGTAGAATCAAAAATTAAAGAACAAAAATTAATACAATTCTTTTATGACGAATATTTAGGTCTTGTACCACCAATTACTTTATCTGCTACTTGGGCTCAAGATCCTTCGTCATCAAATATTAATATTGAACAAGGGACAACCGGCGTTCTGAACGGTGTAAATATTTCGCCAAACACTCACGTCACAAACGGCGCGAGAATTAAATTTAAAAATCCGTTAAACCCCGACGACTTTGTGTGGGTTAATGTTGTAAGTGTATTAGACAGCCCAAATGACGTCAATGTTCTAGGTCCATTAACATTGTCAACTAAAGTTCCATACGGGTATGAAGTTGATGAAATTATTCCGACGCTAAGACCGAAATTAACTGATTTAGAAAAAGAACAGTTAGTAGAAAAAATCGAAAACGAAAACAACTTCGGAATGGTTTATGACTATACTACCTCTGACTGGACATTTATTGACAACCCCGACATAAACGATACATTCGATAACATAAACGATTGGATGTTATACATTGAATACGAAGTTAGTGATAACATAAATTTTCCAATTTACAATGTTTATACACGCGGAGTAAAATACATTTTTGAGTCAAAGAGCGAAGTTCGTTTCTTTTTTGACCCAGACCAGCAAATATTTGACATAATGTCTGGCAAAAGTTTGCAAGACGAAATTATTATTTCGGCATTAAACGATTATACAAAAACAGAAACATGGACATATACTGCTTCGGGGTGGGAATTAAACGGTGTTGCACCACTAGCAGGAAATCAGCTTGTTTTAGCCTCTCGCGACATATCGCTTAACGACATCGATTATCAAGCAACTGGAAGCACAACAATCGACACTGTTGTTAACGGCGTTGCAACTACAATTGGTCAAACAATTGGCGACACACTAACTATAGTGTATAAGTCGTCTGCAAAAGTCGGGCAAGACGTTAAGTGGAACATCAAAGATGTTTTTGTTCAGCCAGACGGTTATGTTGACCAAAGAAAAGTAGAAATTAAATTAGTTGATTTAGATAAAGACAAAACACCAGAAGTTCCAAATAGTTTCAACTTGCTTGTCAATCAAGCTGTAGATCGTGTTTATTTTGAACGATTCACTGATTTTGACGGATATGAATATTTTAGAGTATGGCACGGTTTGTTTGTTGATTCCGACGGAACAGTAACTGAAGTAAACGGCAACTTAATTATTAGTAACGAAAATGTAGAAGACATAGACTTAATTAGATTAACAGTCCCAAATGCTACATTCTTAGCTAACTTAAATTCAGGGACATTCTACGACGATTATCGCTTTAATGCAAATGTATTAGGAACAGTTGTAAGAAGTACAAACGGAACATATTACACAATTATTGACGACGGTTCTGCTTTTGCATTAGCAGAAGATAACAGCCACTACGAAAGAATTGGAAAGTCATTTGTAAATCAGTATAACGGTGCCGAAGGAATATATAAATACAAATGGAAGCATTTTGCACCATCAGTAAACCGCATAGATCCTAGCATTAGCAATATACACGATATGCTAGTTTTAACACAGTCATACTATAACGACATCTTAATATGGAAAGAAGAAAGCGGATTAGCAAGCATCATGCCAAGTCCGCCAACGACCCACGAACTTAGAGCACAGTTTGGCGAATTAGATAAATTTAAAATGATGTCAGATCAGATTGTGTTTAAGTCGGGCAAATTTAAAGTTTTGTTTGGGCCACAAGCAGCCGAAGAACTGCGGGCACGATTTAAAGTAGTTAAACTGCCAAATGCTGTATTAAGCGACAACGAAATAAAGTCGGGTGTAATAAACGCAATTGACGAATTTTTTGATATTAAAAATTGGGATTTCGGCGAATCGTTTTACTATACCGAATTAGCAGCATACATTCATAGTCGTATGCAGAACAGTGTAGCATCTGTAATAATTGTTCCAACTGATGCAGAATCAGAATTTGGAAACTTATTCCAAATTCAAGCAAACGCAAACGAGCTATTTTTGTCAACTGCTAAAGTTGACCAAGTGGATATTGTACGATCGCTAACAGAAACAAATTTACGAGTTAAATAAATGAGTAAAATAATTAAAAAATTACCAATAGTATTACAAACAAAACCTCAGCAGAAATTCTTCGAAGCAACTTTTGAACAATTATTTCAAAAAAAGCAAAGCACAGAAGAGCAAGGGTTTATTGGTCGCCGTGTTGGCGGACGCTTTAGTGATGACGACTATTACTTGTCGTCTAGCACATTAGAGCGAATGCACTACCAGTTAGAGCCTGTTGCATACACTAAAGACCCGGTGACACTTGATGAAAGAAATGTTGTGTTCTATGACGATTTTTTAAATTATATCGAGCAACACAAAGGCATCGCAAACAACCACGAACGGTTATTTAGAAGCACAAGACATTCGTTTGCGCCGCCGATTGATTTTGGCAAATTTATCAACTATCAAAACTATTTTTGGGTAGCCAATGGGTTACCTACAATTGACGTCGATTTACCTAAAGCAGACATTATAAACTACTTTACAAATAATCCAAATGACGATGAAATTGTTGTTACAAATGGGTCTAATAGCATATCGCTATCAACTGGTATGCATATTAAACCGAATGATACAACTGAGGAGTTTATCTATCATCAAAAAGGTCGTACAGTCGAGCTAGTAGAAATTGACAAATTTGTATTACCATTTGATCAATACAAGCCTTTAAAATGGGATAACTTTTTTGAACCGTGGGACTCGTTGCCTTGGGACGCACAAAACATCGGCCTTCCATACGATTACATAACAATCGAGCGAGGAGCAATTGACAAAAATGGTTGGTCTAGAACAAACCGCTGGTATCATAAAGACGTTGTATTTGCTGTTTTGTCGTTCCTCAATATAGAGCCGCCGAAGTATAAAATTGCAGAACGCCCTATTATCGAATTTACTAAAAATATTGAATTATATAGGTCAGGAACACAATTCCTGCAATATGTTCGTGTTATTGTGACAGATAAATTGTATGGTGCTATACAGGGTGCCCCAATAACTGATTCACTCGACGGCATTGTTGTTGATAATAATGACACAATATTGATTGCAAACGGAACACAAAAAGGCTTATACACAGTTGATACAACTTCGGGAACATTTAATTTAATTCCTGCTAGTGTGACTGTGTCAGAAGGCGACATTGTTATTTCAGAAAGCGGAACAATCCCAGACTTTAATACAGGTGTCGGCAATCGCGGAAAAGCATTTTATTACGACGGCACCAATTGGGTTGAATCAGCAGTACAAAAGAAAGGCATTAACCAAGCGCCTTTGTTTAACGCATACGATTACTTAGGAAACCCATTAGACGACGAAACAATTTATCCTAATTCAACATTTGCAGGAAATAAAATCTTTTCTTACAAAGAAAACGAGTTTAGTCCCGTTGTAGATACAGAGTTAGGATTTCCGCTTGAATATAAAGGGCTTGGGCAAGTTAGCGACATCGTATTCGAAAATAACATACACATCGATCGTGTGTTTTGGACAGATGTTGAAGGAACTGACCAAACAGAAGTCCTTGGCTACTATTTCTATAATGATTTAATAACTGGACAAAAGTCTAATTGTTGGGCTACTAAAATCAACACAACTAATAGCACAGGCGACCAAATAAGTGCTATGTCGCCAGAACGTCGCGAATTTAATAAACAATATGTTGTTGATCAGTACGAAGCAATACAAGACGGCGTAAACAAATTTAAAAACAGTATTACATCTGACAACTTTGTGATGTTTGTCAATGGTCGCCGTGTACCGAAAGAAAACTTGTTATATCAAGATGGACACGTATTAACAAACTATCAAATATTCAAAGGCGACGTAGTTGAAATTAAAACATATAGCGACACAGTTGGCTTACCTTCGCGAGAAGAATTTGGATACTATGAAATTCCAGAAGTATTAGAAAACAATCCGCAAAACGAAGAAGTTACAGAAGCATCGCTCAACGAAATGTCTAAACACTTCATTAGTATTATTGAAGAACAAGACAACCTTGGTGATGTAAGCGGATTGGGTCTGCACAACAAATATCGTGACACAGCAAGAGAATTATATAAAGGGCAGCACATGTTACAAACTGACTCGCCTGCCTTGCTTGCAATGTTAATGTCTTCAAGCAAAAACTTAGACATTATCGAAAGTATAAGACATTCAAAACGCGAATACACAAGATATAGAAATAAATTTGTGAAAGTTGCAACGCAGCTTTCGACAGAAAATATTTCTGTGTTGCCATCGCTAGACGAAATAACAATTGCTAAAGCATTTAATGAAGTAATTGAACGAATTGTCGAAACAAACGAAATAACAACATGTTTTAAAAATTCGTATATGTTTGCATTCGGCGGCTTTGTTGAAGAAGTGTTTACAGCCGGCAACACAAACTATGTTGTCCAAGCAATCGAAGATATTACAAAGCCAAATACACAAGTTTATGTGTATGTTGACGGTGTTCTTCAATTAGTTGATTACGACTATGACATTGTAAACGACAACCCAATCGAAATTCAGTTTAAACAACCTGCAACAGGCGAAGTAAGAGTAAGAATTTACCCTAACATTGAATCGTCGTTTATGCCAGCAACACCTTCAAAGCTAGGATTATACAAAGTGTATAAACCAGAGCGAACAATCGACAACACATATACCGAACCGTTCGAAGTAATTATTGGGCATGACGGTTCGCGAACACCAGTGACTGGAATTGATTTAGTTGATGAATTAATATTAGAACTGGAAAAAAGAATTTATAACGGCATTGATAGCAAATTTAGAGACAAAGACTATCTTCCGCTGTTAACACTAGAAGATGTACAACCAAGCGAATTTTACAACACAGGATATAAAGACGAAGAAATATCTAGTATTTATAAACACATGCTGTCTAAATGGGCAAGCACTGTTCGAGCCAACATTACTACAAATTCAACTTACAATCCACTTGATTGGATGACATGGAATTTTACTGAAGGCAGTTGGAAGAAAATTTATTTAAAACATTATGGCACTGTGCGCCCCTATGAAGCACCGTGGGAAATGTTCGGATTTTCGCAAAAGCCGGATTATTGGGATACAGCCTACACTGGCATCAATGACCCGTTGCTTTGGTCTGACGTTGAAAAAGGTTACATTCGTGGTGGCAGTCGTCAAGGCGTAGACATACGTTACGCTCGACCAGGTATTCCACCAGTATACACATTAACAGACCCGCTTAGTTTAGGAATTACAACAGGCGCTGTAGACCCTGACAAAGACTGGGCTGTAGGCGAAATTGGCCCGACTGAAAACGGGTGGCGCAATACAGAAGTGTTTCCATTTGACGTTTGTGAATTGTTGTTCTTAACTAAGCCTGCTAAATTTGGTTATGTATTTTTCGACACACTAGGAACGACTTATATTAACGATCGTCTCATTGACAATAATACCTTGCAAAGTGTTAAATTAGAAAATGTTTCTGTACACGGCGAGACTGATAACGATGGTCGTTTATACAAAGCTGGATATCAGCAGTGGGTTACAGACCGACTTGAATTTTTAAACTTGTCGCCTGCAACAGAATTTGGCGATTTAGTCCGACGTCTAGGAGTTAAGCTAGGGCACAAATTGGGCGGCTTCACAAACCCAGATACAGCAAAACTTTATTTAGAGTCGACGTCTGCTGTATCAGTGAGTGATGGTCTATTAATTCCTAGTGAGAATGTAAACATAAAAGTACACGATTCGCCAGCTATTGACTCATTTACATATTCTGGTGTAATAATTGGTATAACAAACGAAGGAAAATTTATTGTTAGTGGCTATGACATGATCAACTTGGAATTTAAAATTATTCCAAGACTAAAAACTGCTCCAAAGAAACAAATAACAGTTGGCGCAAATAACAAGCCATTTAGACTTTACACGCAAGGTAACACATATAACATAAACGACATTGTTAAGTACAATGGTGTATTTTACCAAGCAAAAACAAAAATAGAGAACAGCGGCCGCTTTGACCCTAGCGATTGGATCAAACTGCCTAATTTGCCGTCAACTGGCGGAGTTACTGTGTCTTATATTAAAGACGGAATGGATAAGATTGAAACTATCCCGTACGGCACAGTATTTGACACAACACAAGACGTTTTCGACTTCTTAATTAGCTATGGCGATTATTTGCAATCAATTGGTTGGGTCTTTGATGAAGTTGATCCGATTAGTAATAGTGTTAAGAATTGGTTAACATCTGCAAAAGAATTTTTGTTCTGGGTTAACAATTCGTGGCAAGCAGGCTCTGCATTAAGATTAAGTCCGCTCGGAAAACGTGCAAAGATTGAAATTAACAAAGGTTATGCTGACAAAATCACAAGCACTGTAAACGGTGTATACAACCTGATAGACGAAAACGGCGCAATTATAGAAAATAAAAATGTATCGGTTATGCGTGACGACAACACCGTTGTTGTTGAACCAAAGAACACCAATTCGCAAATATACTTAATGCGGGTTTATGCATACGAAACAGAGCATCGTATCACAGCAGATAATAAAACATCGTTTGAAGATGTTATATTTGATCCTTTGTTTGGTGTTCGACAAAATAGACTCGAATTCAGAGGACTAAGATCAGCAAACTGGACAGGCAAAAAAGAAGCGCCTGGGTTTATCATTACAAGCGACAACAAACTGCTACCAAACTTTGACACACTTGCTGAGTCGATTAGAAGATTCTACGACACAGAAACAAGACTTGATCGATCTCAAATCGAAGATGTTGCAAGGCACCTTATTGGCTTTGAAAACAAAGACTACCTTGACAACATTGACATTATACAAGATACACAGTATCAGTTTTATCAAGGAATGATAAGACAAAAAGGTACTGCCGAAACAATAAGCAAAATTTTAAGATCAGATTTATTGAGCAGCAATAAATCAATTGATGTTTTTGAAGAGTATGCAATTAAGCTTGGCGAGTTTGGTAATACGTGTCTGATCGAACAATTAGACCTGGTGTTAAAACCAGTTAGATTAAAATCAAACCCACAAATAATTGAATTGGTGTATCCTGCTAGCGCAACTGGCGGAATCAAAGAAGTAATAGTGACAAATGCATCGTTTGTTTATCGTGACACACCGATTGTCGAAATTGTGTCAGCAGACAGCGGAACTGGTGCAGAAGCAATTGCAACACTAGACGAAAACGGAAAAATAGCATCAATTGTTGTTACTAACCCAGGCACAGGCTATGAGCAAGAACCTGAAGTTGTTATAAAAACAGCCGCTGGCGTCGTAACTGCTGATAGTGCAGTAGCAGTAATACAAAAAGAAGTTACTGAAGATTCGTTGTTAGACAAAATAATTACAATCGACTTCGATGATAAAGATGCATGGTTGACAAACCCTATAAGAGAGAATGGTCCAAAAGACCTATGGCAAATGTCTCCAGCAGGAACACAAAAGAATTTAATGCCTTATGCAGGCTTCATAAAGACAGATGAATATAATGCTTCGTACTTTACTATTGCAGATATGGTAGGTAAAACATACAACGACGGCGATTATATTCATGTTTCTAAAAACAACGAAAACGAATGGGACGTTTATCGCGCCCATACAACACTAAGTCCTGTTTCGGTTGTTGCTAATGACGGAGCTGAAGTTACACTCGACTCTTCGATTCCGGTTTCTGCCTTGCAAAATGTTGTAGGTGTTTTTGGAAAGTTCTACAACATAGAATATACAGGGACAGGAAATCAATACATTATAACAGACGAAGAAGGTCAGCCGCTGTCGGCAACGATTACGTCTGCAACCTTACATTTACTAGAAATTAGAAAGCACATTGACTTTACCGTATTAGACTCGTTGCCGTTAGTCCATGAAGGGTTATATTGGGTAGTGCGCGACAATAAGTTCGGCACACCAAGCTGGGTTGTTGCAGATTACGACCCAACTGGCGGTTGGTCTTTAGTAAGAGCAGAAGACAAAAAAGTCAACACAAGGCTATTTAAAAATGCATTTTTGTATGACAAAGAAACTAAAGACACATTAACTATGTTGCCTGTGTACGACCCATTAAAAGGGTTAATACCTGGTGCAGTAGAACAAAACGTGGACATAAAAACATACACTGACCCAGCAAAATACACTAATGCTAGCAATCCTGCACTCATAGACCTAGCCCAAAAGTTTGGCAAGAAAGAAGTCGGCATGAGATGGCTCGATTTAAACAGTTTTGCGTATTTGGAATATGAGCAAGATTCACTAACATATCGCCGCAACAATTGGGGTCGTTTAAGTAACGGTAGCGATCCTGCAATTTACGAATGGACAGAAAGTGTTGATCCGCCAGCGTCGTATCAAGGAAAAGGTACGCCCAAAAACACTACTGATTATACAGTTGTGAGGCAGCGCAATCCTGTTACGGGATATGAATACAATTTATATTACTTCTGGGTTCGATCAAAAGAATCAGTTGAAGTAACAAGTAATTCGCACACAATGACGACTGCATTGTTGGAACAATTACTTAAAAATCCAAAGTCACAAGGATACATGTGGTTCTCTCCGATCACAGATAAGCATTTTATTGTTGCAAATTCCGAGACTATATTAGACAACAATGAAGCAGTTATACAACTTAATTATAAAAGAACTACCAAAGAAGTTAATGACCACAAAGAATGGTATTTAATTGCCGAAGGCAAAGAAGATTCATTAGTGAAAGAAACACATTGGAACAAATTAGTTGACAGTTTGTGTGAATCAACAAAAGGCATAAGCATTACAGAAATGCCAAACATCGGTACTTTGTCAGGCGCTCAAAAAATTGACGATAATACATATTATTTAGTTGTACCAGACCCGGCGCTAAGTCTATTTGAAAAGTACGGTACACAATACCGCCCAAGACAAAATTGGTTTGTTGATCCTGCTTCTGCTAGAAAAGTGTTTGTGCAAGCTGCAAATGAGTTGCTAGCAGATATTAATTTGCTGTCGAACGATATTGACTTTAGCAGTCTTGTGTCAACAAACACTTATTGGGAATATACGTTATGGTTAGCAGATGGGCTCACAGAAGATGACCTGTCGCCAAAACACATTGTTACAAGCCTGACTGACGTTTCGGGACTAAACACCAATGATGGCGATATTATTAAAGTAGAACCAGAAGACGAAGAAGCATTTTATTTCGAAGTGGGGCGTGGTGTTGTTGCAGTAGAAAATGCAGCAATTAAATTAAAAGAAACACTTTACAAAGAACACCGCAGCAACATGCTTAGAAATGAACTTCGAGAAATTTTAAATGCTCTTAACAATCATGTATTTACTGGCAGCTACCTTGTTCGCAAAAACAAATTATTCTTTGCGTTAATTAATTATGTGTTGTCAGAGCAAAACGATGTCGATTGGGTATTTAAGACTAACTATTTAACCATAAAACAAGATAAAATTGAGTTAGAACAAAAACCAACGCTCGAAAACAATCCGTTTGATAGTTTTGTTGAGTATGTAAACGAAGTTAAACCATACAGCACTAAGCTAAGGGATTTTAAAAATAGTTTTTCAACACTAGATGTAGTATCTGCAAATGTTGACGAGTTTGATAATAAAAAAATTAAAATTAAGTTTAACCGAACAACGCCTGCACCAGTCAACAAAGTGAGAACATTTGACGGACGTTCGTTCATACACGATACATATCCTTGGGATATCGTTGAATTTGGTACATTCCCGTGGGATGGTCCACTACCAGTTGACTATTACAAAGGCACACGGTTTGTTGAGTCAAGCTCATTACCACCAGTTGCTTCGGCAACATTAACTGGTAATGATTTTTTACAAGCTACAATAGATAACGGTAAAGTTCGATCAAATGTAACAATACCTCCAAGTATTACTGATTATAGTAATTTAGCAGTTTACATAAATGACGAACAAACACTAAATTACTATATTGTAGGAACTGAGCTATACCTACCACAATCGTTATTAGCAACAGATGTGGTAAAATTATATGAAATTGAGCCAATTAATGCACAAAACTTCTTACAGCCAGAAATAACTGCTGGATCTGCTGAAGAACTAGTGCCTTTGAGCCCTCTAGAAGGTCTTGTATTGACTGTTAAGACCCAAGGGGTTACTGTGACATTGCCTGGCAAAGCAAACGGCTTATACCCTATTGTAGACGAATTATTTACAGAAGTTCGTGTCGACGGTGTTGTAAGAACAGACTACACAATAGAACCACCGAAACCGTGGGATAGCTTTGCATTTGATGATGGAACATGGGACACATCATATTACACCATTAATTTTAACGAAGATCAAACTGGATCAACTATTGAAATTGTTTATCCTGATGCAAACTATCGAATACAACGCGACATGGATAACACACTGTATAGGGAACGAATCGTTGATAAAGGCATAACACTAGCACATCCAATAGACAAAAACTCAACAGAAATTGTTGTTAATGATGCCAGTGAACTACCAAGTGCTACGCTAAGCCGCCCAGAGGTTATATGGGTAGGCGCCGAACGTATCACCTATACAGTAAAAGAAGGAAATACACTTAAAGGTATAACTCGCGGAACTCGTAATACTTCAAAAGTCGATCACAATGTTGGCGATGTAGTTGTGTATGGTGGTTCTACTGAACAAATACCAAGTGCATCTACATTTAACCAAGTAGGTTTAGATGGTGCTTGGGTTACTGAGCAAGGTAGCAAGTTATACGGACTAGGTGATAGTATTGTGTTGAGTGGAACACCGCAAGGGCGATTCATTCGTACAAAATGATATTGACTAATTGTGATAAATAATAGCAATGAGCAAAGATAATAAAAACAAAAATAGTAAAAACGTCTTACCCGTTAATGGCAAGGCGTTTGACAAAATTGTTATACGCGACAAGCAGTCAAAAAAAGAAATTGTTAAAAAAAGAGGATAAAATGCTCGATATTAATAGCAATAATGTTATTGGGTTTCTAACAATCCGCGATAAACACACAAAAGAAGTATTGGTCGACAAAAATAATGCCATCCACTTTGGAAACTTTTCCAACGCTATGGCACGAGCATTAGCTGGGAATGATGCAGGCCATATAAAGTACATGGCTTTCGGCAATGGCGGCACACAAATTGACTCAACAGGAATCATCAATTATAAAGCACCAAATGTTAGTAGTGTTGTTGATGCAAGTGCCGGACTTTATAACGAAACATATCGCAAAGATGTATCGAGCTTAACAGACCCCAATAATAAGATTACAGTTGTGTCAACTGGTTCTGCTAATTACACAGACATTTCAATATTAGCAACACTTACTTTTAGCGAACCTGCAACACAAGACGCCACAGACGGCGAAGGAAATATTGAAGGCGATTTTGTATTTGATGAAATTGCTTTGTATGATTCAGGCGATAGTAATGAACTAATGCTAACACATGTAATGTTTCATCCTGTTAAAAAGTCTGCTAATCGCGAAATAGAAATTGAATATACTTTAAGAATACAAGTATCATAACGAGGAATTAAAAATGTCTTATAATTTTTTAAGATCAGACAATACAACTCCAGTTACAGTCAACGACGAACAAATTGATACAAGTCAATTTTCCGTTGGTTTAGTTGGACTTAATGCTACAGACTACGGCCTTACAGTTGCTAGGAACACTGTACACATGCTAGAAAACTTTGCTAGCGATACGCCGCCAGCTAATCCCGTTCGTGGCCAAATCTGGTACGACACTTCTGCTGACGAGCTCAAGGTGTTTTCTGACAATGCAGGCAATACAAAAGTTTTGGTAAGCATAGATCCTACATCAAACGGAGACATAGAACCATTAAGTAATGGTGTGTCTAACATTGGCTCACCAACAAACAAATTTAATGTTGTTTATGCAAATGTCTTCGATGGTGTTGCTACGTCAGCAAGATACGCAGACTTAGCAGAAAACTATAAAGCAGACAAAGAATATGAGCCAGGAACAGTTGTTATTATTGGCGGCTCAGAGCAAGTGACAGCGTCAAAAGAAATGGGAACACTTGACGTTTTTGGTGTTGTTAGTACAAAGCCTGGTGTGTTGCTTAATGCAGACATTGGTAACGAAGATGGCGTTTATGTTCCTGTTGCGCTAGCTGGACAAGTTCCAGTAAAAGTCGATTGTGCAGTTACTAAAGGTCAACGCCTAATTGCAAGCGATAAAGAAGGCTTTGCAACTGTACTAACTGAAGACATGTTAAGCATGATAAATCCATTAGCAATCATAGGACGAGCATTAGAAGATTCCAACACAGGAACTGTATTGGCGGCTGTAGGAGCAAAGTAAAATGGCTTATCAACCAGGAGAAATAATCGAAGCCAACGGGCTTTCGCTTGACGATTACAACGAGCTTGCAACACTGATTAATGAAGTGTATGGTGATGCTCACCCTGGTAACAGAACACCCGGAGTTGGCGATTATGGATATGGACAAATTCCAGAAATTCCTTTAGTTTCGTCAGGAGACTTAATAACTGCTGCACAATGGACGACTTTGTTTGACGCACTTCATAAATGTGCAACACATCAAGGCATTGGCACTGGGTCTGTGCCGCAAAGTGTATCAGCAGGCAATTTAATTGAAGCACTAGTTGGTGCGGGCGGGTTACCAAATGTCATAAATGACATTAGGGGCAACAGACTTAATATAGCACCTGCAGAAGCGGCAGTTACTTCAGGTGGCGCCAAGTTGTCAGAAGTTAGAACACAAAGCTGGACAAATAGTGTTGTGCATGAGTTTGATGTTAGCTTTGCAAACGTAGACGAAGCAAGATACTTTTTTAATTCGGGCGGCGAAATTCGTTGGTCGGGTAATTATACACCAGGAACACCAGACGAGTCTTCCGAAGAAACGGCGTGGAGCAGTAGCATTGCTGCAATACAAACAGTAACAATTGGTGCAAACTATGCAACATCTGGCTCAGGCCTTCAACAGTCTCTAGGATATTATGGATTAACAACATCATATTCGATTATTAATGTAAAAACAATTGTTACAGGTGGTGTTTATAATACTACATACGCCGGCGAACAAATAGTGCTAAGTGCAAGACTAACAAATGCAAGTGCTAATGTAGTTCGTATAAAAGTTGAATTTATTACTGACCCGGCTGCCGATCGTGTATTAAACGGTACACTGACTAGTAATGTTGATCAAAGAAAAAGTGTCGGCCAAATTGTTGTCACAGAACCAACATACACCACAGTAGTCTTTAGCGGTAGCTAAGAATTGCAATAATGATAAATAAGTTATAAAGTAGAGAATGTATTTATGGTTATAAAAATAAGTGGTGTTAAGTTAACTTCTGGGTTAATAAAGGCAGGCGACTTTGCTTCGTTTGTGACAACTAGTGGCGGGACATTAGCCATACTTGCTAAGTCAGCAAATTGGACAAGTCCAAATGACACAACATTTAATGTAACTTTTGCAAGCGGCCAAGCAAGAGACGATTACTTCGCAACTGGTGGACAAATTCGTCTAACATTTTCGCATACTGGCGCAACACCCAATAACCAAAATGCATCAATTTCTAATATGTTAAGCAATGTTGGTGTATTAGCATTTGGACAAACAACCACTACACGTTCGGGTACTGTTGGAACAGCAAATCCAATTGGGTATTCAGCTTTAACCACATCTTTTCAACCAATTTTAACTGCATCGGGAACTGGCGTTTATAGCAATGATTCGTTAACTATATCAGCGAGAATTGCAGGGCCAATTAGCATCGAATTTAGAATTTTTGTTGTAGACGGTGCCGATGGCACCATCGACGAAGCTGTAGATGGAACATTAACTGTTTACATCGATGAGCGTCGATATTCAACAGAAGCATCGCCGTTTATATCGTAATCACACTATTGCACACTGTAAAATCTTTTCTGCTAAATAAGTAAAATTGTTAAGCAGAAGGGACTCATATGGATCGAAGTATAGATGATGCATTAAAAAATTCAAAATATCGTTTAACCTTATTAAACCAATTTGAGCAATTAAGATATAAACTGAAAACAAAGTTACACTATTCTGCAAACGGCGGAACATTTTCTATTACACCGGAGCTTATTGCATTTGTTGATGTAATGTCAAAGGATAGTAACGAGGCAATTATAATTGACAACTCCGACTCACCCATTTTTATTGATGATTTAGCAACATTTAAGAGCGAAATTTGTAAGATATACAACACTGTCACTAAGGCAATATACGAAGAATTTACTGAGCTTAGAAAAGCAAGAAACTGTGCAGCGGCAGCAAACTACAAAGAGGAAAAGTAATGTCTCGCGGCGTTATTATGTTTGCACACAACAACGAGAAAGTCGATTATTTTAAAATCGCTGTTGTAAATTCGCTTATGGTTCGGAAAAATCTTCGAGTTCCAGTGAGTGTTGTTGTAGATCAAAAAACATACAACAATGCAAAAGCACAGTTCGAAAAGAAATTTTTAGATAAGCTTTTTGACAACATTATTGTTGACAGTTCAATTGACAGTAATAAGCGAAGCAATCGTCGGACCTATCGCGACGCAAACAAAGACTCTTCGTCGTTGCAGTTTTTAAATTATAACCACTATAAAGCATACGAACTGTCACCGTATGACGAAACATTGTTTATCGACGCAGACTACTTAATACAAAGCGATGCGCTAAAGTGCTGCTGGGGTTCAGTACATAATTTTATGATTTGTGACAATATGCAAGAAGCATATTTTAATCGAGAGTCAATTAGCAAATGGATTGATCCGTTTAGTATAAGGCTTTATTGGGCAACTGTTGTTTACTTTAAGAAATCACTAGAAGCAAAAAGCATATTTGACAAAGTCAAGCACGTACTAGACAATTATAATTTCTATAAACAAAGGTATAACTTCCCCAATGGAATGTTTAGAAACGATTGGGCTTTTGCAATAGCAGTACACGAGTATAATGGTTTTAAAGATTGCACATTGGTTCCGCGTATACCTCTTGCTGGCGGATTGTTAAAAGTATTTGACCACGACGATTTAATTAGTGTAAACGGAATAAATGATTTGGTGTTTATGTTACAAGCACCAGATGCGGGCGGATTTGTGCTAAGTAATGTTAAAGATGTCGATGTTCACGTTATGAATAAGTTTGGTCTATTAAGAAATTCTGATAAATTGATAGAAATATATAAGGAGTCGTTGTGGCCAGAGGGTATATAACACTTGCACAAAACAGCGGATCTGTTGATTATATTAAACAGGCTTATGCTTTAGCACTTAGCATAAAGTTAACACAAAAAGGTGTTAATAATTTTGCTGTGTGTGTAGAAAGTCGCGATTGTGTGCCAACACAATACAGGCACGTTTTTGATTATATTATCGAAATACCTAACGACGAGGCAAAAGATTCGACCTGGAAGATAAACAACAAATGGAAATATTACGAAATGTCTCCGTTTGACGAAACTGTTATTCTAGACGCAGACATGGTGTTTACAACTGATATTTCTCATTGGTGGGATTTTTTGTCTGAACACAACATATATTATACAAATAAAGTTTTAAATTTCAAAGGAAGGTATGCAAAAGACAATGCATATCGCAGTTTGTTTCGAAACAATAATTTACCCAATGTGTACACTGCTTTCTTCTATTTTAAAAAGACAAAAAATGCAAAAGCATTTTTTGAGACATGTAAAAACATATATCATAACTGGGAAGATTATAAACGAGAATTTGCACCAATTGGAGAAGCACCGGTTAGCGGCGACGCAGTGTTTGCAATTAGTGCCAAAATACATGACATTAGACTTGACAGCGAATATCCTACTTTTGTTCATATGAAAAGCAAGTTGCAAGAAGTTCCAATGCAATTTATTACAGAAGAATGGAATAAGCACATACCCACATATATAGATAACGACAGCAATATAAAAATCGGAAATTATTTACAAACAGCGCCAATTCACTATCATATAAAATCGTGGCTTACAGAAGAACATATTCAGTTAATGGAGAAATTATATAATGGCCGAAAAGAAATCAACAACATTTAGTAACGCTTTAGCAGCACACAGACAGCAAAGTTCCGACGAACAAAGAATGTTTGTGTACTTTGATGACCACGGCAATATTAAATGTATAACACCAATTGAAGACGAAAACATGTCAGCAAAGTTTTCGGTAACAAAGTTTCCTGTTAGTAGTGTTAAGAGATTTATTAGCGGCGAAATAAATCCAAGCGAGTACATTGTAAAGCTCAGAAAAGGCAAAATTGCAAAATATGTAATTATTAAAAAAGCTAGTAATGAAACTTACTTTCGCGGACCAGAAAACTATTTAACTGAAATACGCCACAATAGTGACGGTGATTACGGATTAAAAATCAACATCTACAAAGACAAATTTGTGTTTGAATTGTCAGACAAAATTAAAAATGAAATACTAGAAAACACAAATGAAAAGTATCATATTGCCGGCCGACAAATGTTATACTTTTTTATAACAGCAGAAAAAAATCCCGATGCTCTGCACCGCGAGCTTGCAGTTAGTGTCGAAGAGTTAGTAAATGACAAAGTAGAAATTGAATACGAAGTTCCATCCAGATTTAGCATATACGCAACAAAAATATTTGATAACTATTGCATAAACTACAAAAAATAACTTCAAAAAGACGGAGAAACAAATGTCAGAACCTACACCACTTACAATGCTAGATGTAATTTTTATTAGCTATGACGAACCAAACGCAGACGAAAACTATGCAGATTTATTACAAAAAGTGCCGTGGGCTAAGCGCGTTCATGGCGTCGACGGCAGTGACGCAGCACACAAAGCGGCAGCGAAATTATCAGAAACTGATCGTTTTATTAGTGTTGACGCAGACAACATTGTTGACATCGAATTCTTTGACCAAGAAATTGATTTCGAGCATGAAAAGTTTAAAGACAAAGTTGTTAGCTGGAGCGCAAGAAATGCAATCAATGCATTAGAATACGGCAACGGCGGTCTAAAATGTTGGCCAGTTAAATATGTGCTAGAAATGAAGTCACATGAAGCAGCAGACCCCGACGATATAAAAGCACAAGTTGATTTTTGTTGGGAAGAAAGCTATGTACAAATGAACAATCGTTATTGTGTTACATATAACAATGGATCGCCACATCAAGCATTTCGTGCTGGATTTAGAGAAGGTGTTAAAATGAGCCTTGACACAGTTAAAGGCGGACGTGTCCCACCGGAAAGATTTGAAGAAACAATTTGGTATGGCAATTATCAACGATTGCTTGTTTGGTGTAGCGTGGGCGCTGATGTCGAAAATGGCTTGTGGGCAATGTATGGTGCAAGACTGGGTTGTTATATGACAACATTAACAGATTGGGACTTTGTTAATGTGCGCGATTTTAAATACTTAAATAATATGTGGCACAATGAAATTGCACCTAAGTTTGCCAAGGAAGACAGCAAACACAAATGTCACAGAACAGATTATGCATGGGACAACGATCTGCTTATGTCCGAAATTAAACGACTTGGCGACATTTTGCGTCGTGACCTAAAATTAGAAATTTCTGAGTTAGACGAAAACGATAGCAAATTCTTTAAAAAGACATACAACGGTGTCCCACGAACAGGCGTTTATGTTACTGAAGCAGAAATGGAAGAATTAAGACGACTTAATAAATAGATTTACAAGTGTAATGTCTAATGTACACCCACAATTGATAGAAAGGCACCATTCGTTTAGGCGTTTGGTGCCGGGTTGTATTGTAGTTGACATAAACACAAAACGAACAACTAGCATGATGTTCGAACCTGAATTGCCAGTCAGCAAAATGTCGTTTACTCGATTGCTTAAACACCATAAAGGTAAAAAAATAGTATTAGAGCGTTCGATCGAACCTACACCAATATCACAAACACAAGGCATCGGTAATAGAACATACGATTTAGAGAAAATTGTTTTGCTATGCGCTGAAGCTGCAGATGTAGACATTAATAACATTGTTTTTGTATTAGGGAATTATAAAGACAAGACATGTGTATGCAAATATGTACACTATAACGACACGCTTCGTTGGTATCTTTCGTCTAACCCTATTGCTAGAAATAATTTAGCAAAAGGAACACAAAATAAATTTATGTGTTTAAACGGCACAGTTAGGCCACATCGTGTTAGCGTGATGATTGAGCTAATACGACGAAAATTAACAAATAATTACATTAGTTTCAATACATTAAGAACAAGCCCTAAGCAAATAATAAAAAGTTATCGAAGTTTATTAACAGATGAACAGCGAAACTTCGTTGAACAAAATATTGTCATGTCTGTCGACAATGTGTTTTTAAATACAAATACACGCTTCACCGACCAAAATACAATTCCAACTAATTTGTGGGACGAATCGCTATTTAGTGTCATTACAGAAACCACATATTACGGAGATTTTTTATTCCCTACTGAAAAAACATGGAAAGTGTTCGACAACGGGCACCCGTTTGTTGTAATTTCAAACAAGCATTATCTAAAGTTTTTAAAACGCTTAGGGTTTAAAATTGCCAAAGAATTCGACAGTGATTATGATAACTTGGGCGACGATGTTAGATTAAGTGCTGCATTAGATTGTGCAGAAGAATTACTAAATAGTAATATTAGTTATGATAAAGAGTTGCACATATACAACAAGCAATTGCTAAAAACATTGCAAAGCCAATGGGAATTGAATTTAAAAAATGCAATACACTATACATGATTTTATAAAAGTTGACGAGCAAGCTGATGTTGTAAACATAAATCTTAGTGGCTGTGTTTATGACCCAAATACTATAGGGTCAGTTAAAGACGAATACGTTAACGTATTAAATAAAGTTGACGCAGATAAGATTGTTGTTTTGTATAGTGGCGGGATTGACAGCGAAATTGTCTTAGAAGCATTAAAGGAAACAAATAAAAAATACGAAGCTGCTATAATGAGATACATAATCGACGGAAAGCCAATGAACGATTATGATTACGAATACGCATTAAAGTATTGCGAGAAGAATAATGTAAGTTATCAATTTTACGACCTTGACTTGCCTAGTTTTTTAGAATCCGGCGACTTCATATTATATGCAGACCGTTATAAATGTCGCAGTCCGCAATTATGTTGTCATATGTGGCTAATGGACCAAATCGACGATTTTGTTGTTCTTGGTGGAGACTTAGTTACATTAATAGACGGAAAATTAAGTTTGTTTAAAAATTACATGTATATGTGCTATTACCGTTATCTTGCATTAACAGGGAAGAAAGGTATCGGTAATATGGGTGTGGCATCACCTGGTATAATTGCATCTACATTAAAAGCACACAAAAAACTGCATGAGCATGGATATCATGGTGCAAGTGTATTTCGTGCAAAGCACTTTTTGATAGAAGCTGGCGGTTTTGTTACTGATCGCCGCACTAAATATACCGGATTTGAAAATATAAAACGATATTATTCTGATAAATATAATGAACAACATACTGTAAGAATGTTTGACAAATTGTTTAGAAAACCAATAGAAACAAGGTATCCAGACTTGCCAATAAAATTGATTTTAAATGATTTGTTAAAACAAGAAATAACCAATCTATCTGGGGTTAAAAAATGAGAAAATATTTAATTGTAATTGACCGAAAGCAAAACATCGATGATGTTAAAAAATACTTCGAAGAAAAGTCAATTGAAATTGTTAAAGAACATAAACACTTAGACTTTACGTTCGAAGTAAAAGGTAAAGCAGCCGACATCAACAAAGTGCCTGGCTTATTAGCAAAAGAATCGCCGACTGTTAAAGTCGAAATGTTTACAACAGAAGTGCCGTGGCACAAAGCAAGACTTGTAACAAAAATGCTACCTTTGCGCGACACATATGATGCAAAGTACACAGGCCAAGGAGCAACTGTATATGTAATGGACAGCGGTATTGACAAATCTCATCCAGAACTTGTTGATGCAGACATTAGCGATCTTTTTAGTGTAGTTGCTGGCAAGTTCGATGATGAAAAAGGTCACGGAACTGCAATGACATCGTTGATTGCAGGCAAAACAGTTGGTGTTGCTCCTGGAGCAAAAATTAAGAATGTTAAAATCACAGACCCGTCACATTCTACTACATTAGCAGACTTACTTGATGCGTTTGATGCAATTTTATCTGATCACTTAGCTACTGCTGACCAGGCTAAAGTAGTTAACATGTCGTGGAATATTGCTAAAAACGACTTGCTAGATCTTAAAGTGATCGAACTACTTAACAAAAACCTTGTTATGGTTGCTGCCGCAGGCAACGACGATCGTCCTGTTAACGAATTTAGTCCTGCAGGTATTAATGACATTATTACTGTTGCAGCTAGCGACGAATACGATCGTGGTGTTGCTTATAATAACAACGCATCGGCGATTAGTGCTGGTACAGCTGGTCCTAACTATGGAGCAGAAATTGACATGTTTGCACCAGGTGTTGACGTTCCAGTTGCAGCGTTAGACGGAACTGTTTCGCCAGCAAGTGGTACTAGTGTATCGGCTGCAATCATTTCTGCTGTTGCAGCAATGTTCATCGAAAAAGATCCTGCAAAACATGCACTTTACATTAAGAGTGAAATTGTTAGCTACGGTTTACAAGACGTTCTATATCTTCCAGCAGACATGGCAGAAGCAGGAACAAACAACGTATTGGCGCATGTACCAAACAGATATTACGGCGAAGTTTGGTTTACGTCATCTGGACGAATTGCAAACTTTAAGAAAAATAGTGGCACACATGAAGTTGTCTTGTCAGTAAGCGACACAGTAACAGAAGTTATTGTTCCAGACAATAGCGCACTTCCGCCGTATGTTACTTTAACAGATAAGACGCTTTCAGTAAATACCGACGCAATTGATTATGACGAAGAATCATTTGTTTTGCAGTTTGTGTTAACTGCTAAAGCAGGAGAAAATCAATATCCTCGATCATTTAGTTTTGGTTTTTACACAACCGACGAAAGCGAACTCGATGCAAGCACAGTTAACGAAGTGTATTTAGATACAACAACGCCAGAAGAAGCAAAATATATTGTAATTGACGAAAATCCATATTCAACTAAGCCCGGCGGCGGGAATGTTAGTTTACCATTATCTTCCATTTTAAGTGTTAATGTTACTAGTGAACTAGGTGCAGAAGGTGGACTAGAATTCCGGTCAGATGGAACTATATGGAAAATTACCAACCTAGCACCAGCGTCACAAATTGGTACCTGGGTTCAGAATGCTACGGCATTAAATGCTTCGCTATTTG